TTTTATTTCCAGCACCTGCAAAGGGGGCAATTCCTTGACCGTTTCAAGCAAAACGTTGCACCTTTTCGGCATCAAAGCCTGGGATGCCGCATAGAAATCGCCCAAGGCCTTTATAATCAAGGCCTTGAGTTACAAATCAACCCCAAAAACCACCGCCTTTTGCGACTCTTTAGAACCCAATAAACATTGGTTCAAACGGTTGCGTTTTGGGGAATAATTTCCCGCAGCAAATCTCACCTCCGGCGTCCTGCCGACCGAACACAATCCCTATCGACACACATTCATCACATACGACTGAAGCGCCTTCAAGGCTGCTTGGTCGGCAATGATCCCGGCTCGGATTGAAAGAACAGTTGATCCAGCAGCTGGAGAGAGTTCGAAGGCGCTTGCATCGCCCAGGCCGGTGCCGATGGTGGTACCGGACAGGTTGCTGCCACCGGCGCTACAACTTCCCGCGAGGCGCAGCCGGAGAGCACCAGAAGCAACATCAGCGCGCAGCTTGTCATTTTCAGCGAGTGCATGGGTCTTTTCCTCTTGGGCCTTTTGGTCGAGATCGGCCAGCGCCTTTTCGGCGGTCTGTTGTTTTTCCAGTGCCTTCCGCGCCTGAGCGGTCGCAGCATTAGTAATGGTGGTCATGTCGGCCTGATGGGCGACTTCCTGATCCGAGAGCTTTTTCTCGTATTTGTTGGCCTGCCATTGCCAAGAGCCGACAGCACCTGCGCCGATCAAGGCCAGTGCGAGCGCCAGGTAGCCCAGCAGTTTTGCGACTTGTGCGTTCATGCGGAGGACACTCCTGCAGAGATTGCATCGGCACCACAGCTACCGGTGTACAGAGCGGCCTCGGCGGCGCGGCGACGGGTCAGGCCGCGCATGGGAACCCCGCCAGCCTTGTTCCAAAACTGGAACTGCGCATCGGCGCCTGCGACATCGCCTGCATTGGTCAGCCGCAGTAGGCTTGATGGGTTGCCGTTCTTCAGCACCAGCAAACCATCCTTCACACCCTGCTTGCCTGGTCCGACGTTGTACAAAAACGATACCAACGCATCGAACTGGCCCTGCGTGATCTGCGCGGTGACCGCGCTGGAGATGGTCCGCTCACGCGATACAAGGTCGATGACCAGCTGTGCGTTGGCCTGGTCCTGGGTCCACACGAGTCCGGGAACGACTTCTTGGCCGGTATGCCCCCAGCCGATCGTCCACGGCGCGCCACCGGTGGCAGGGTCTGGGTACGCCGTCAGCGAGCAGCTCTCGAAGTACTTCACCACCGCAATACCGTTTTGTGATGTTTTCAAGGCTGATGCCTCCTATTTGTTCCGGATGCAAAAACGCCGGCAACTGGGCCGGCGTTCGGGAGGATCTGCAGCAACTGCTGCTGGGTGATGGGCATGGCTATCTCCGGACGAAAAAATACCCGCTCGATGGCGGGTAGTGGTTAACTTCGCACTATTTAAAGTGCCAACATTATCAGCTGGTACTATCCAGCCGAAAAATCTAACGCGAGCAGAACAAAATGTGGAAAGCCATCAAGGAACGACTACAAGCGGACAAGCCGACCGAGGCTCAACAGAATGCAGAGCTAGAGGCTCAGCACCTTCGCGAGCAGTGCCAGGCGCTCACAAGGCAGAATGAAGCTCTGGAGTCCGCACTTGCCCAATTTTCTTCGGCGATAACTCCGCATTCACCAGGGACAAGTCCACCTCGGGTAGCGTCGAACATCATCATTGACGATAAATTCCGCTCCTACTATCGCGAGGTATTGCTCGATACGTTCTACAAAGATAATCCTATGATCGATATCACGAACGAAGAAGTATTCGCGCGCGACCTTGATGCTCATACAGAGCGAAGATTTCGGGTCTTTGAGAACTTAATCGAGTCGTGGCTCAAGATCGCGGCCCCGAACATGCATGAGATGACAGCAATTGAAATCGGATCTGGAACTGGCTCAAGCACGCTAGCCTTCGCCTCCCAGGTCAAAAAACTTGTCAGCTTTGAGATCGATGAAAAAGCCACAGATGCTGCGGAAGCACGACTTCATCATTTCGGGTTGAGCAATGTCGACTTCCGCCGCGAACTGTTCTCGCCAGAAACGGACATCGTGAAATCGGGGGAGCCTGTACACATGATTGTGTTGTGTGCGGTACTTGAGCACATGACACTTGCAGAGCGGCGCGAGGCCCTGAAAACGGCTTGGAAGTTATTGGTCCCTGGTGGATTTCTCGTTGTAACAGATACGCCAAACCGTTTCGCGGTGTTCGATGATCATACGAGTCTGCTGCCATATTACTCTGCCCTGCCTCCTGACATTCAGCGCGAGTATATAAAGTTCTCACCACGCAAAGACCTGGTTACCTCGATTGCAAATACACATGAAGACGATATCGCTGAAACCATAACGCGCTGGGGCTCAGGAATTTCCTATCATGACCTTGAACTTGCAATTGGTAAGGACATCCACAAACACATCATCCTTGATGGATATGAGCCAAGCCTGATCGAGTATTACCCCGACCGGATTGACGATGCCCTTCTGCGAGTGGCATTCGAGCACTATGAAATCCCAGCGCATCGCGCTTTTACTCGGCACAATCTTCATTTTGTAATCCAGAAACCATTTGCTGCCAACTGATGCGAAGATTACCTACCAGCGCCTACTTTGGCGCTGGAAGCCCACTATTTTCGCCGCCGACAGACTGATAAAAGTCAGCCCAGCGCTTATCTGAAATGTCTACCACTCCGATGTTCGGGTATAGCTCGGGATCTTGCGGGCTTGCAAAATATGTGATTATCGTAGACTTGGTCGCATCTGAGAACTGCGCGATTACGTTAAGCATAGTACCTCCTTAGAACGTGTAGCCACTGAGATATACCGACGCAGATGTGAAGGTTCCGCCTGTTGCGGTCGAACTCCAGTAGATTGTCTGCATCGTAATTAGGGGGACCATCGAGAACGACCCAGAACTTGTTCCGGAGCCTCCATTGGAAGCACCTGCAATTTGTTGAAGGCCGATCAGGGTCGACGATGAAGACACGTTCAAGCTCGCATACGACGAACCACTCGTAGCTACAGTGGCCCAACCACTGCAAGACTTAGCATTACGAGGAATTAAAGTCGCGACACTAATGGCGGTCGGTGCTCCGACGCCGACACTCGTTGTGGCTGCAGTGGCAAATGAGAATGAGATCTGACGATCTATCTGATAAGCCGCCACAAACTGTCCACTCGCAGACGATGGCCACGTACTAACTAAAGCTGAAGCGATATAGCCCGCAGGCATGTTTGCGCCACCATAAACCTCCGGCGGGGTCACGCTAGTCGCGTTGGTCGCAAGCAGTGCACCGACACCGGTGGCCGGATTGTAAATCGCATAAAGCGCAATGAAGCCGCTAACCGGTGCCGTACCGGTATCCATGCCGCCTGCGCCGGTGGTGGCAAGGTTGATCGTCTTGCTGAAGTTATTCAGGAGCCACGCAGATCCACCAAGTGCGGACTTCACAGCAACTTCATCTGCCGTAAATGTAGCGGTTGCACTAGCCGCAGTGACCGACATCTTCCCGTTTCGAATGCCACCTACAACAGCGGCCATCTGGGCTAATTGTATGGAGTGCTGGCTTTTCGTGGCGGGGGCGACTTGGGAGGCGCCGCCCAAGGACTCCACGATGATCCATGCACCGTTCCCGCCATTGACGCCAGCCTGAACCAGGTACATCAGCACAGCAACGCCAACTGGTAACTCGCCACCCTGGAGCGGCTGCAAGCCAAGCCCGTAGATCGGCTTTGGCGCTAAACCATCCGGCGCATAGGTCGATGCCCCTGGGTTCGCGTTGGCAATGTTGATTCGCTGGATGTAGCCAGAGGCTGGAAGCGCTGTAAGGGCTGGAGTGTTTGCAGCAGCATAAGCACCGGCAGTGCCAGTATCCGCAAGAATGACACCCTGTCGGCCAACCGCTTTGATCGCAGTGAGGAGCTGGGTGAAGTTTGATTTTGACGGTGTAATGCCGGCGGCAGCCAGGACATTGATGATTTCCATCATGAGCATGTTCTGGTATTCGGCCGGCATGATCGTCGCCGGAACACCAGTCGCAGGGTTCCCATCAGTAAAATAACCGGGAGTACCAGCAGCGGTACTCGCAGGGATAGTTGCCACTGCCGTTGAGTTGTCGATTTGATACATCTAAGGCCTCACGAATAATGGAATTGAAGAATGGTGTGCGCTGGCTTGGCTTCGCTGAGCTCGCACTCGAGTACCGCATTCCCCCAGGAAGCCAGTGGGTCACCCAGGGCGGATTGGCCAGTACGGAAATAGGTAATGGTGTTGAGTGTTGAATTGATCGCCCAAGTAAAAAACCAGTCCTCGGCGCCGAGCTGTTGCCCGCAGGTGCTTTGGCCGCATCGAAAGGGGGCGTACTGCGTGATTGTTACGGTGTAGCCAAGCCCAAGCGCAAAGGACTGAAAATACTGAATAGATTGGCCGCCAGTGTTGGTGAACCGAGCAACCACTTGGTTGCGCCGCCCCTGAAATGTCGGTGATATGCCGGCACAAGGATCTGGCAAGCCAAGGGTCAACTCCCACTCACCTAGCAGATTCACTGCTGTGGCTGGGAAAGCATCGGTGAGCAGGCCCAAGGCCGAATCACTGAGCCTTTGAAAGGTTGGGGCAAAGCAGGACACCGCCTGCGCGTGAACGCTGCTGAGCTCTTTCGGCCAAACTCGGCCACGCGGAAGCAGCCCAAGCAGCGCTGATGTGAAATCAGCACTGGTGAACGAAGGCTTTGGCATAGGGGGGGTCAGCTATAGGTAATGGAGCCGAGGGTTGGGAGATAACCGAGGACATTTGCTATGTTCGCGATCGGCGAAGTGATCACGAACCCTTTGGTCGAGGCGATCGCGGCAATAGCTGAATCGACATCGGAAAGAGCCACAAAGGAACCGTCAGAAAGAGGTGCGCCCTGCTCCTTAAACACTTCAGATATGGCCGCGGCAACGGCGGCGCGGGTAGCGACCGATGCCCCAGTGAGGCCGGTGATCGTGAAATTTTTAGGCGCGGCGATCGGCGAGCAGAGATAGACCATTGCTGTGACCGGTTGCTTTGGAAATATGCTGTTGGCCACAGTGAGTTGGTCGCCCGAGGCAAGGTTGCCCGAGGTGACCCTGTTGTCACTGGAGGAGATGCCATTGGTCCCTTGAGGAAATCCCTGGTGATCAACGTTCGCCTCATCAAACATCACATAGACCACGACGGTTCCGGTACCAAACCCGTTCGGGGCGCACCATGCCCGCGTCACACCCTGGACTGCCTTAGCCCAGATAGGGTAGTCGGTAATAGACCCGCCGTTTGGCGTGTTTTGGTAAGCCTCCAGCATGCGCTGAAAGAACGCGTCATCCTCCTCCTGCTCGGCACCGCCCGTAATTACGGTCGTTACGGCACCGCTAGATGGAATCCCGGGGATTGATACCCCGAGCGTCATCAGGCTACCTACCGGCGTATTGCCAAGTTCGCCAGCCACATCCGCCTTTACCTGAACCGTTACCATCCCACCAACGCCAACCGTGGCGCTTGCTTGCACCGTGAACGTCACAGAGTCGCTACGGGTGATCTCAGTATCGATATCGATTACGGCACCAACGGTTCCCGGAAAGGTGACAGCACCTGAAGCAAACGAAGCGGTCTTCGGATAGACGTTTTTAAGCGCCCCCCAGGCATACAAGTACTCACCCGATGAGGTGTAGGGCACTGCTTGTTTCGCGATCCAATCAAGATACCCATAGTTCAGATGGCCAAGCCCAGCGACAGCCTTGCCGATGATCTGCAGGTTGGAAAAGCGTAACAACCCGTCAGCAGTGGGAAGGCCTGAGGTGATATCGGACGCTACCCGCGATCGCAGCTCCGAGAGCGTCGGTCTCGTAAATGGCATAAGGAATGAACTCCAGGCGAAAAAAATCCCGCTCATGGCGGGATCATAAAAAGTCAGCTATCAGCTTTGTCGCCACGCCCAGTTGAATTTGAGCGGTATCACGGTGCCGTCGCTGCGAGTAATAGTGATGATCGAGTTCAATTGGCTGTTACCAGCAATCGCTGTCAGCACCTTGATGCTGGTGGCCACTTCGTCATCGACCATCCACTTGAGCGCTTCCTCCATATAGATACGTGCCGTGTTGGCTACGGTTGGAGTCAGCCGCGAACGGTCGAGGAGCCAAAGCCGTGAGCCGATCGGAACGTCTTCACCATCATCTCCCCACCAACCTCGACGGTCATTGCTGCCGTCAGGAGGGACATCGGCAGTATCGGCTTCGCGATCACTGAACAAACTAATCAGCGCGGCCGTGGCCAAGTCATCCCCGCTGGTCAGCGCGCCACCGCTGACTGACCAGTCGCCCGTGCCTGACTTTACTATCCAGGTAGTCGTGATATCGCTCATTGTTGTGGTGTCGGCGTTGTCGTGCCGCTCCCATTGGTGTGCGTGTTGAAGATCAGGCGATCGTCGGCCATCGTCCGGACGCTATCGCTAACGTTGCCGTCAGAGATTATGTCACCGGTAACGTGCAAAAGGGGCGTCACCATCTCGATGCTTTCTGCTGCATTGATGGTCACCACCGTTGCGTTGTTGACGGTCACTGGTGTGCCCTGGGCTTCGACCACAATCCCGCCATCCTTGGTGAAGTAGATGCTCTTTCCCCATAGGTCATACACCATGCTCTCACCGGAGGTCAGCCCTACTGGGCGGCTTCCTTGGTGGCCTGTGGCGACCACCACACCTTTTGATCGATCGCCCCCCATGAAGACCATCAGGACATCGGAACCATTGGGTGGCATGGAGGTAAATCCGAACTCGGCTACCCGGGGTGTTGCGTCACGAGTTTCGGAGTCATTGAGCTTCACCTGCAACAGCTGAGCGGTTTTGCTGTCGTCTGCAAACGTCACCCGGCCCCAGCTCGACATCAGCTGTACTCTTCGCCATAACCGTTGAAGCGCGCCAACATCATCGCGAGGCTGGTTCGTTGGATGGCTCATTGCGTCACCGGCATAGAGAATTCGCCATACAGCGGCGTGAGATTGATGGGTTGCGGCAGGAAGGCTTCCGGAGCCATCAAGGTGATTTCGGCGGTTGTCCCCGAGTACGAGTTCCGCAGGAACGTTACTTCGCTAATCAACATGTTTTCTGCGATGAATTTCAGTTTCGGCAGAGAAACGGGGACCAGGGTGTTGGGCTCCCAGAGCGCACCGGAAGAATCTCGCCAGCCGTCGGTGGTTATCCTGATCACCCGCGAACGTCCAAAGCGCCTCGCGGCCTCCCACTCAGCGCGCTGAACCGCAATCTCGTTACCCAGACCACCACCTTCGGAGATGATGACCATCGCTCTATGCCGCTTGCAGTTGAGGTCCTTCACCTTGTAGAGCTGGTTACCCGCTTGTCCAAGGTCTGTGAAAGTGTCGACCGATTGGATGTACACGTTGTAATCGGAATAAATGAGGTTTGATGAGTAATCAATGAACGCTCGCTGGACGTTGACCCCCTCCGCAAAGCCACTCGCAGCTCGGCGTGTTCCGGCTCTGGACAGAAACAGGCTGCCGTCCGCAAGGTCATAAGCCAGCACCGCAGAAAAACGAGACATCCGGTCGATGATTTCAAAGGCCGACTCACCGAGCATGACATTGGTCTGGGGGAGAATCGGCAAATCAGCCACATCGGATGCGACCCGAATACCTTCTGGGGACCCGTTGACGGTCGAGCCGTAAATGGAGGCGAGCTTCTGCGCGATCCCTAGCACCGTCTGATTTGTGATCTGCCCGCCGGGCCACTCCGCCGCGCAATCGATCAGATCGGCGCACTTGGACCGACCGTTGACGCGGATCGAGTGTTCGCCTGCGGTGATGCTGGGGACGAAGTGGTCGACATACCCGGTAATCACAGGATCATCACCCAGGCGAATCTGACAGGGTGCATCAGGCTCAATCGTCAATCGATTGAGCTCGCCCGGGTATAGCTCAGTCATTCCGATATTGAAGTCGCTGGGCAGCCGCTCAATACCACGAGTGACCCGGATATCCGTCCAGCCGGTCACAACCTGG